TGTAATTCTTGCATAGATTCAGGTGTCATTTCTTCTTCCTTGGTCTACCTCTTTTTTTAACAACTGGAGCTGGTGTCATAAGATTATCAAACCAGTTTAAGAATTTATGTATAGTTTCTTTTAACCAGACCCATGTTTTTTTTATGTATTTCATTTAATGTATCATCCTTTCTTCAAAATGTATTATTTCAGACTCGGTTGTTACTTCTCCGCCTGACATTATAGACATGATCTTCAAAGCTGCTTCTTTATCTTTAGCTCTAATCTCTTTTCCAACATAAACCATGTCATCTATTATTACTTCAATATCAAATATCTTGCTGGGGTGTGACATTGTTTGTAAATAATCCTTGAGCTTGAGCTTTTGCATTTTGTCTTATTCCTTCTCTGTCTCTTTCCATTATTGCGTTAATTTCTGCGATATTAATTTGCGCGCCATACTTAGCTTGCATTTCCATGGCCTTAATCCTAAGTTGCGCTTCTTCAATATCTCTTTGTCTATCATCATCCATGATAATCTTCATTCTATCTGTTTCTGCATCAATGATAGCTTTCTGTGCTTGTACCTGCGCCTTCTGAGCTTCAGCCTGTGCTAATAAAGCAGCTGGATCTGGCTGTGGAGGTTGTTGCGGTTGTGGTGGCATAGGAGGTACTTCTGTATTAATAAACGATTGTGCGTCTTGAAAGCCTGCTAACTCTATCATTCTTGTTAAAGTATTTGCATATTGTTGCATTGACACCAATTGATTTTGCGGACCTAGTAATTGTAGAATTTGCTCTTGCTTGCCTGCAACCTGAGTTAATACTTGGAACTTTTCTTGATCTGATGACTTAGATATAGCTACATTGACTACCATATCCTTGTCAGAGTCCCAATATCTTGGGTCTACAGGGATAAATTTACCATTTAATCTAAATACATCTTGTGCATTTTGGTGCTTAATAACCAGGTTATTTACTGTTTTAAACATGGCTTTTAGACCACCTTCAGCAAAATGTCTGCATATAAGCTCTATTCTTCCCTGCGCTCCAGACATCGTTGCTGATACAGCAGCAGATGTACTGGATTGTAACGCATCTGCGTTTAGTCCTGCGGAAGCTTTAGATACGCCTGTTCGGTTTTCTTTTGCTTCGTCTAAATATCCTAGAACTGGGAAAGCTTCTTTACCAACAAAAGGTACAGCAAATGGTTGTACCATTCCTGGCGCTCTCATTCTAATTGGCTGACCGATATCTGTATTAAGTACATCGTCTATGTTTACTTGCCCTTCAACAACACCCATTCTTGGGAAAATTGAATGACCTAGTGAGTCTAGCGTATCACGCATAATTTGTGATTTAGCCGCTTGTATTGGTTTTAAGTAGTCAGCTGGACATGATCCTATGGCTGTGTGTGGTTCTGGATCTGGGCAGAACATGCATATTGGTAGTTCGTCCCATGGCTCTACGTTTAGAACTTCTAAGCCATTACCAGCTGTACAAACTCTGATTCGCTCATCAATACCATCTCCATCAAAGTCATAATATAAGTAATGCTCTACATATAAAACATCTTTACCGCCAGCATCATTTCTATCTGGGTATACCATGTTGTCAAATGGGTTTCTTGCTTCTTGTTCTTCGTAGCTTTCTGGATCTAACGCACTACCACCATAGCCTGCGTACTGTTCCATCTCTTCTTGGTCGTAACCCATGGCAACTAAATCAGAGACTGACTTAATCATTCTATGTGCAACGTAAGATGCAGTTTCTATGTCGCGTGCGTGCCTTGATATAAGCACTTCTTCTGGTGGTACTGATTCAATACACACCTGGTCTTTTGGTTTTAATCTTCTAATCGTTAGGTCGTAACTCGCTGGTATTTCTTGCACCACCTCTTCTTGGCTTACAGGATCAAAAGTAATAATAGTCTCATTAGTTACTGATTCTTCTACAACCTCTACATTCTTATCCATAATTAATGCCTGGTAAGATTGTGGATCTATGTTCGTGTATTCGTGCGTGGTGGCAGTTACGCTGTCATCCCAGAATACTTTGATAAAACCAGTTTTTCTTACTAAAGCATCTTTAAATACATCGTATAAAACTTGGAAGCCAGGATTTTTTTCTCTGATTAAATAATTTATATAATCTGTTTGTTGTTCTGCTAACTGAATATCTTCTGGTCCTTTAGGGACAAACTCTACAATCTTCTTAGTACCAAAGAAAGTACGCATGATTGATGGCAACATAAACAAAATACTTTCTCGCACGTCTGTAGAAACAAACTCTGATTGTAACGAGCTAGTTCCTTCTGGCTCTTCGCCCATGTAGTATTCTGTTGATTCAGCTCTTTCTGAACCTACTTGGTGTATAAAGTCTTTTGCATCATCCATTTCGGATTTGATCACACCTACCAAATTATTTATATCGCCTTCTTCTTGGACTGCGGCCATGATCTCTTCTTCTTTATATTTCTTTGCCATAAATTATCCTACTCTGATTATTCTTGATTTAAGAGGTTGTCTGAAATTATAGCCGAATTGACTACCACTTCCACTAAAACTTGCAGCTGAACTTGCCATTGTTAATGCAAGTGCGTCTGCCTTGTCTGGTGACTTAATACCTCGTTTTCGCATCTCGTCTTTACTTTCAATTTTTATTTTACCACTAGAAGTATATTTATATAAGGGGGAAGCAAGCTCTGCTTCTAATTCATTATCATCTGGTAATCTACAATCTCTATGCGACAACCAATCCTTAATACTGAACCACAGCTCCGCACGCAAGTTTAAATAATTTTTTTTCGTAGCTGGTGCCTCGGCAACATTTACGCCACGCACAGGTAAGTTCTGCTCGGCTAGTCTATCCACCACGCCTGCGCCTAAACCAATAACATCTACTAATATTTCTTGTGGCCTCTCTATCGCGGTGGAATCGTCATAGCGATTTTTTATCATTCCACAAAATTGCATTAAATCCATAGAAGGAAAGGATTGTATTTCAAGTACATGGTTTCCTTGACGCACGCATAGGGCAGATTTGTCTCCGCCAAACCTTGCAACATCAACACCCCAAACGATAGGCTCGCTTGCTGTAAGTGATACGTCTCTATCTACTGCGCTTTTGATTAGTTCCATTGGTATGACAGTATCATCATCTGCGGATGGAAACTCGCCCATCACCTCCACGCGCGCAACGGTAGAATCTTCGCCGTACTGCTCGATCATTTTGGAGAAGAGAGCCTTATCCGTGCCTTCGACCGTGCGTGAGTCGATCTGTTCGTTCTTCCAGAATGGTTTTGCACTGTGGAAGGAGTCGTAGAAAGGTCCTTGATTCCTGCGTGGGTTGGAGAAAGTGAACCAGAAACGATTAGGCGTGGGTTCGGAGAAGAAACCCTCGGAGACAGAGTAAATAGGAGAAGGTATACCTGATGCCTCATCCATGATTAAGCAAACTCCGTAGGAGGAGTGAATACCAGCGAAAGCATCTGGGTTTTCTTCGCTCCATAGCTGCGCCTGCGCGTAGTAATAACCAGTATCTATCTTTAGATCTCTCTCTAAAGCCTCATCAAACCAACCAGATGGTTTAATAGTTGTAGCAGTCTTTGCCCACCAGTGAGAATTTAGTGACAATGTGAGCCATTTACCAAGCTCTGCCCATGTTCTTGATCTAAGCTGTTGCTCAGTGTTGGCAGTTACGATAACTGTAGATCCTAACCTGGTTGATAGCATCCATAAAACAATCCAAGACACCAATGCTGATTTACCAATACCACGTCCAGAGGCTACAGCCATTCTAAACATCTCTGGTAAGTCCTTCATACCATTACGTTGAATGTGTATTGTCATTTCTTTTAAAATTTTTTCCTGCCACTTCCTTGGACCTGTAAATTCTTCGAGGGGGGTGTCTTTTACTCCCCAAGGGAACACGAATTTAACAAAATTTAATGGGTTGTCTTTGATCATTGGGGACCAAAGCTCAGTCATTAACAGTTTTTCATCTTCTGGTTTATATTTCATAAAAAAATTATCTCACTATGTATTTATAATTACCGCCCCCACGAACAATTATAGGGGGGGGTCAATATCATTCTTCCCAGCACGCTCACGAACGCAAGAAAATCCTTGTGCAAATATGCATAGACGCTTGTGCGTGCATGCGTGCATGCTTACTTCTTAATATCATCTAGCTTTAGTTGTTGCTCTGGAACAACCTCTCCTTCGATCACGCGTGCTTGCGCGACTTGCATAACGTCCTTGAGGTTTAGATTGTGCTGGACCTCCTGGCGGTCGCTCCATTCGTCTGGAGATCTATTTTTTAGGTAGAACTGGATCGCCTGGAAGTTGCCTTCGTGGATCTGATTCATAAGTGCGGACGTGGCTACGTTCATTCCAGCCGCCTTGCCGCGTGCTAGAGCCTCCGAAATTTCCTTTTTATGCTTTCTATTTTTGTTGAATGTGTCCCAGCCTACTCCAATGGAACGACAAATATCCATGATACCTAAGCCTTGTGCAGCTAATCGTTCTACCTGATCAGCATCTATTACTATCTTTTTTCTTCCTGGTTTCCCACTTGGCATTTTGCTCATAATCCGATTAATTATAGTG